AGCATCATTTACAGTATGTCCACAAAAAGAATTGTTTTATTGTTTTGGATGTGGAGCATCTGGAGATAGATTTGAGTATGTCAGCAGAAGATTTTATGTTGATCATATGAGATCTATTGAAATAGCTGCAGATATTGTTGGACTTGATTTGACACCATATATGCAGGAATTGTCGGCAGAGGAAAAGATCAAGTTAGAAATGTATCGCAATAATGATGAAGCAAGATCTATTGCACTCAATGCATTATATGATAGTGATAAGGCATTAGATTATCTTCATAGTAGAGGTATCACAGATGATTCTATTGAATTATATAAGATAGGATATGCTCCGCCATTATTGAATGGTAAAACAATATTTAGTGATATACCAAATGCAGATGCATTACAATTAAACAGAAAAGATCAGTTTAATGATGCTATCTTATTTCCAATTGATGATGCAACTGGCAATATGCAGTATTTCCAATCAAGACCATTCAACCCAATGTCTGGCATGAAATACATAGGCGGTAATGATGATCACCCATTATATGACAGAGATACAAGAATATTTGGATTTGATGTCGCAAAGAGATTCTTAATGCGTAATGGTGGTAGAATTGTTGGAGTTGAGGGAGCACCAGATGCTATTGCCTGTATGCAACAGGATATTATTGCATGTGGATTCTTAGGCACAGCAATGAATCAGAAGACATTTGATATACTTGACAAATACAGAGTAACAGAATTAATATTGTTACTTGATGGTGATAAGGCAGGTAGGAATAAGACATTTAAGAATGCGGAGAAATATCTTACATTAAATACAAATGTAAAGATGAAAGTAGCACAGTTGCCAGATCCTTATGATCCAGAGGAGTTTATCAATAAATTCGGTGCTGATGCATTGAAAGACATAATAAATGATGCGGTATATGCAGTACAGTTCTTAATTGATACTAAGTGGAATGATGCACAATCGCCAACACAAAAGGCTGAATTTATCTACTCAATACAAACCTATATGAATGCAATACAAGATACAATCATGAAGAAATTGATGATTAATCATATTGCAGGTAAAATAGGAATGGATCCAGTACAGGTAGAAGATTATTATATGCAATCTGCAGTACAGAATTCAAGTGGTGCTAAGTTATATGCACCAGATGGTGAAGCAGTATTGTTAGGTGAAGCAATGAGAGATCCAGATTTCCTGCCAGAACTCACAATGAGATTTAAAGATGAAGATTGGTATTTGCTGAAGCACAGACATCTGTTTAGGATATTGAAACAATCCGAATATACAGATGTTGAATCTATATTTACAATAGCGAAGAATAAGAATATAGATAATATATTGACATATGAATGGCTCACAAAGATTCATGATGACCATGGCAATGTTGAATTTTCATTAAAAGATGTTGAAGATAAATTAATAAGAAGAAAGGCTCTCGTAAATCTAGATGCTACAAAGGTTAAGATAACAAATCTAGAATCTGATGCAATGCTGACAATAGACCAATCAACAACAAATATGTTCCAGATTGCACATGGTAAGCAGGAAGATGCAATATATGGTGCAGTATCGCAGGTTGATGATGTAATGGCACAGATTCATGAGAGAATGAATAATCCAGTCACATTGATAGGATACTCATATGGCGATAGATTTAAGAAACTAGATGCATATACACTTGGATTACAAGAGCAAACATTGACAGTAGTTGCAGCCAATCAGACAGTTGGTAAGACAACGATATGTGAGAATTTTGCGATGTATCAAGCTATCGATCTTAAGATACCTACATTATGGTTTACATTAGAAATGGATAAGAATAGAATGACATATAGACATCTATCAATCTTGTCTGGTGTTGATTGTACATCAATAATGACTGGTAATATTACAATGGAAGAAAAGGCAAGAATAAATCAAGCAGCATTAGCACTTAGAGGATCTGAATTCTACTTGTCAGAGAAAGGTCATGATTTATCTGAAGCACTAGCAATAGCTAGAAGATATGTACAATCTAAGCATGTAAAGATAGTGTATGTCGATTATTTGCAGTTACAATTTGTGACAGACAAGAGAACAGAATCTCGTAGTAGAGAGTTGGGATCAATATCAAAGGATTGGAAGCAATTTGCAAAGGAAATGAATGTTGCTGTTGTATTGATATCACAGTTAGGTAGACAGGCATTACATGAAGATACTGCAGAAGCTGAACATGGATATGGCTCATATGAAGTAGCACAAGATGCAGATACATATATTACATTAAAGGATAAATCACCAGAGGAAATACAGAATGCAGGTATTGAGCATGGAAATAAGATACTTAATATCAGTAAGAACCGAATGGGTGAGAAGACAATATTAATGGATTTATATATGGCAGGTGGGACATATCAAGTAAGTGAAGTATAAAGGAGGGATATTATTTGATAGTAGTATTATTAGGAGAAACAAATTCTGGCAAGAGTACAATAGGCAAGGCAGTAGTACAGAAAATGGGAGATGATTGGGTATATTTATCATCTGGCGATATTGCAAGAAGAATCACATCAGAAGATGATTTAAATGCAGGAAAATTTGCACCAGAGAATATGATGAGATCAGAGATAACTCACATGATTAATGGTGAATATAGAGATAAAAACATCATATTAGATGGCTTCCCAAGATTTGCCGAACAAAATGAGTTCCTGCATGAGATTACATCTGATGATATTATATTTATATTAGTAGATGTACCACATGAGCAGATTGAGAATAGGGCAAGAAATCGTGGCAGGTCAGACGATAATGCACTTGCAGAGAAATTCAAGTTCTGGCAGGAGCATACTGTTCCGATGATCAGACAAATTATCGAGGATCATGATGAACTCTATACAATAAGTAACGGTGATGAAGATAATATATTTATGAATGTTGAAAAGGTGTGTGAGATATTATGTCGCTATTTGTCGCAAAATTAGATAGATATGATATGGTAAATAACCCACAATGTAATACAGCCTGCTTTACTATTTGGTTTGCAGGTTGTAATTTTCATTGTAATGAATGTCAGAATCCGCAGTTGTGGGATAGAGAATTTGGCGGAGAATGGAGCACATCAGACTTATATAATACAATAATCTTCAATTGTTACAAATTTAATTATAATATTGTCGTATTTCTTGGTGGTGAACCGTTACAACAAGATAAGCAGGAACTATTATCATTATGTCAGCTGTTGCATGAGAAAGGCATAGATATCTGGATATATACTGGATATGAACTTGAGCAGGTTGACAAAGAAATACTTGAATGCGAACACACAATTAAGCGTGGAATGTATAAATCGGAACTTAGGCAGGATGGATTTCCTGCTAGTTCCAACCAAAAAGTTTATAGGTCAATTGCTGGTGACTTAGTAGATATCACATTAGAGTTAAGGAGGAATTATTAATGCAAGTAAACATGAGTCTAATTCCTGAATTTGAGGAACTATGGAATAGTTTTAATAACGATCCAATCAAGAAAAAGTTCCTTAAGATTGAAGGAATATCTGGAGAGGATCTTGATATCGGTCTTGCCAGTGAACAATTTTTCAAGAATAAGTTAGCAAACATCAGTACAGATGCAAACTCTAACTATTCTGAGAACATGAATCCTACAGTATACCGTACACATACAACAAATGGTATGATGAAACTGTTAGGATATCATCTATTATGGCATTATTCAATGAAGAGATATGGAAGAGAATGGGCAGACATGGCTATCAGCATGATTTGGAATGGTGCATTTTATTTCCATGATGCACATGGATTAAGAATCCAGATGCCATATTGTTATGCATTCAGTTTGGATAAGCTTGTATTTGAGGGAAGACCTTATGGATCTTCGCCAACAACACCTGCAAAGCATAAGAAATCATTTTTATCGCAGGTTGATAAACTTATATCAGATTTGAGCAAGCAGTTTGCAGGTGCTACAGCACCATCTGATTTATTCTTATGGTATTCTTGGTATCTTAAGAAGTGGTTAAATGAAGATTCATCTGCTCACAGTTCTGATTGGATTGCACATGAGCAGGTATTAAAGGCTGAGATTATTGATGATATGCAAGGACTTGTATGTCTATTTAATGAGCCAGGTAGGGCAGAGGGAGAACCTCCATTTACAAACATTTCAATCTATGATCCTATTGGATTAAGAAATCTGTTTGGACATATTACATTCCCAGATGGTACTAAGCCAGATTTTGAGTTTATTATGTTCATTCAGAAGACATTCTGTGAATGGTTCAGCAATGGTGATCCAATTACTGGCTTCCCATACAGATTCCCAGTTGTTACAATCAATTCAACAACCACAAAGAGTGGAGATTTTGAAGATAATGATTGGGCAATGTGGGTTGCACATGTAAATAGAAATATGGCTAACTTCAACCTTCATTTTGGAGATAAATCTAAGATCGCAATGTGTTGTAGATATGAAAATGATCTTGACGATATGAATCTTACTGCAGATTCGTTTGGTAATGGTGGTGTAAATATTGGTAGCCATCGTGTTGTAACACCAAACTTTGTAAGATGTGCATTATTATCTGGTGGAGATCCACAGAAATTCTTGGATGAATGTGATAAGGTTCTTGATGTTGCAGGCAAATTATTAAACATCCATCGTGTTGATATCTTACAGAAGAGAATCGACAAGAATCCAGAATACTTACAGTTCTTTGGTAAACTTGGTTGGTTCTCATTAGATACAATGTTCAGTACAATCGGATTAACTGGAGTATATGAAGTATGCCAGTATATGGGATATAACATTCTTGATGATGATGGTACTGAATTCACAACTGATTTTATGGCTTATCTTAAGGGTAAGGTCAAGGAATTAAGATCAGAATATGGATGCGTATTTAACTGTGAGGAAATCCCTGGCGAACAGGCATGTGTGTCATTACTTAATAAGGATCATATCTACTTTGAATATGAAGATATGAGTGATGTGCCAGATGATGTTAAGGATGCATTTGCAAACTGTAAGCTTTATTCTAATCAGTACATCCCACTCATCAATAGTGCAGATATGGTTACAAGACTTGATCTGTCTGGTAGATTTATGAAGATGATCTCTGGTGGTGGGATTGTACACATTAACTGCGATGCACAGATTGATACAGATGAAAAGATGTATGAATTAATCAAGTATGGTGCTAAATGTCATGTTCCTCATTTTGCGGTATGCTACAGATTCGGTAAATGTGAAGATCATCCTGCAGTAATTGTTGGACAGAGCAGATCAACATGTCCAATATGTGGTAAGAGTATTACAAGAACAAGGGCAAGAGTGATTGGATACTTTAGTGATGAAAATAACTGGCATCCAACAAGACAGAAGTTTGATGCACCACACAGATTTTACTCTGGTGGTAGCGAATTGCAGGATCTGTAAGTATTAGTACATGTAAATTCAATAAAATCAATACTTAGTGGGCGGCTAATCACCGCCCATATTTTGTATATGAAGACAGCTTCACATATTAATCATAAATATTAGGAGGACATAGTAAATGGCAAAATTACAATTAAAGGTGAAAAGAGGAGAACTTGCAAAAGAGTTTCCACTTATGCAGGTAGCAAAGTATGGTGATGTTGGATTAGATATTCCAATTGCATTACCAGACAAAGGTGAGGTAGTAGTAAATCCTGGGCAGAGATATCTTGCACCAACAGATATCCGTATCGAGATACCATATTCACATTGGGCAGCAATTGAAGCTAGAAGTTCTACATCCAAGAAATCACTTATCGTTCCTAAGGGAGTAATTGATCCTGGATATCGTGGAGAGTTATTTGCACAGATCATTAATGTTGGTACTGCACCAGTAACAATTAAGCATGGTGACAGATTGATACAGTTAATCTTACATAAAAATGAGGTTAATGATTTTGATATTATCGAAACAGATGAATTATCAGAATCAGAACGTGGCGAGAGTGGATTTGGCAGTAGTGGTCAATCAGCAATCACTAGATAGGAGGGATTGCGGTGGCTAGATTAAAAAGAGGAGAAGATCCAAAAATTGATCACATAAATGATCTGGTTGCAACCGCCAAAGATAAAAATAGTTCCGATAATGATAGAAGTGATGCTATGTCGGAACTATTATCCATGTTTAGACCTATGTTGATTAAGGTGTGTGATAAATGGGTTAAGTATTTTAATGATCAATCTCATACACTTGTGTCAGATGCACAATATTGGTTTATCAAATATACGCAGGAGAAGTATACAATTGATGGTGATGCGACATATAATAAGTTTATAAAAGATCATATTGATCAGAGGATACGATATATTTATGAAACACATCTTAAGTATTACTCACAGACAATATTTCCAGATCCAATAAGACATGCCGATGAAAATGATTGTTTGGATCAATTAGAATTAGTTGCATATAATTATTCAACAGAGTTGCAGACAAAGCAGAATCTTGATGATGAAATAGTCGATCAAATGGAGCAGGAAGCAAGGCGAAAACTTGCATTAAGGATTGTTGAACTTGTTGAGAGTAGCGATATCTATACTGATAGAGAGAAATATATTTTCAGAGAAACAAGATATAATGGGCAGTCGCAGGATAAGGTAAGTAAAGATCTTGGTATATCAAGGACTAGAGTGGTACAGATATCAAGGAAGATAAATAAAAAGCTATTAAATCAAATGGAAAACGATAAAGAGTTCTGGGAATTAATCACTCAAACCGATATTGATTTTGATAGTAATTTATTATAATAGTATCGGCTTCCATATAAACAATGAAAGGAGTGATATTAAATGTTTACTACAGAATTTACAGATTTACACTTACATAGTGAATACTCATTGCAGGATGGTATGATTAGATTGCAGGATAGTAAAGATCCAAAGCATGTTAAAAGTGAAATAGTTCTTCGTGCAGAGCAAACAAATAGTGACACAATTACCGTAACAGATCATGGTAATATGTATGGGCAAGCTATTCTAGCAGCAGTATGTAAGACATTTGGATTTAAACATATGCCAGGATGTGAATTTTATAAGGCTACTGGCTCAAGACATGAGAAATCATATAGCAGACGTGGTGATGCTTATGTACATATTAATGCATGGGCAAAGAATAAACTCGGATATAGAAATATGTGCATCTTACAGAAGAGAGCATTTGAAGAGGGTTTCTATTATGTACCACGAATTGATAAGGATTTAATAGAGCAATATCATGACGGTATAATGTGGTCTGATGCTTGTGTTGGTGGTACACTTAGTACACTAATATTGCAGGGCAAGGTAGACGAAGCATACAAAGAGTTTATGTGGTATCTTGACCTCATTGGTGATGATTTCTACATTGAATGGCACAATCATGGTATTGAGGATGAAGACAGATGTAATCAGATTAAGAAAGAATGGGCGGATAAGCATGGTGTACCAATCATTGCATGTACAGATGCACATTACTTCAAAAAGGAAGATACAGATGCACATAAAACATTGTTGTGCATTCAGTATGGTAAATGGAAAGATGATCCAACATTTGATGGATTCCCTGGCGATGGATACTGGTTACTGAATGAGGATGAACTGCTAAGCAGGTATCCTAAGGAATATTGCGAGAATACCAGACTATTGACAAGCAAATGTGAGGGTAACATCATAGAATTTGGTGATATCAGACCGCCACAGTTTAAGATACCAGAGGAATTTGAGCAGAGATATCTGCAATCAGCGACATAAGGAGTGAATAAGATGGGTATTTTAAGAGATCTAGTAGAGCAGAAAGCATTTGATATAGTGCAGAAGAGAATTGAGAGGGAAGAATCTCAAGCATTAACAAATACAGAAGATATTAAGATGTATAACAGAGTCTGGCTAGAGAAAATGGCTAGGAAGTATGACTATGCAATCAGTGACAATGACAAGGTTGTTGATAGAATACTTGACAAATTAAATGATAGGGATGGTCATTGTCCATGTGGTGGAATGACAGAACAGTTTATCTGCCCATGTGAAATGATGCGTACACATGGCACTTGCAAATGCGGATTATATATGAATGCAGTTGACCTTAATCCTAGGGATTCAGAAACAACAGCAAGAATTAAGGAGTAAATTATGAATGATATTGGATTTATTGGTTCTGACATAGCTACCATTGGTAATATAATTCCAATATCCGATAATATTGATAGATGGGATCACCAGACAGTTGTATTACTAGTAAACGATGATAACATCGATACAGTAATGAGGTCTTTTCAATCTAGGAGAAGACCTCAATTATTATATGAGGGTATTGGATATAAGGTTCATGGATTTGTAAATCTTAATTATAGTAAGAATGAGAGAAGACCAGAGAATAGAAATGTTAGAATAGTCTATTGCAACATAGATAGGATGTCGATGCAAGAAGTTAATCAGCGGTTCTCTGATGGTTATATAATGAAAGTAGAAAGGAGTGAAGACGATGGCAGTAGAACACCACGAATTAGCGGAAGCATACCTAAGAGAATTGGTTGAAAAGGGTATGCATGAAAGATATGATGAAAGATGTAGCGGAATACCTCAAGAAGTATATGATCGTGTCGAAATGGAATACCAGACAATCATACCGAATAGATTCACAGATTATATCTTAATGATATGGGATATACACAACTTCTGTAGAACACCAGATCGTGTACGTAAATTTTGTAAGAGAAAAGGTATCACACCACCGCCAGATGGAATAATCCCACTTGGTCCAGGTAGAGGATCTGCAGGTGGATCTATGGTATGTTATTGTTTAGGTATCACACAATGTGATCCAATACTGTTTGGTCTATTCTTTGAGCGATTCCTCAATTCAGAACGTATAGCATATCCTGATATTGACTTTGATATCTCACAAAAGTATAGACATATCGGCATAGCATACATAGCAGACACATATGGAGAGGATCATGTTGCACAGATCATCACATATGGTACATTATCAAAATTGATGGTTATACATGATGTATTGCAGGCTGCAAATGTACCTAATACAGTAATCAATGCAGTAAAGGCTACAATACCAGATGATCCTGCAATTGAGTTGGCTGATGTTGTTGATGATCCTAAGTTTATAGAAGCAATGCAGGCAATCCAATTCCCAGACACAACAGTTACAATTGATAGGTCTAATGTTGAAAGAATGTTAAAGGCAGGTAAGCTGTCAGCAGAGAATAGACAGATAGCAATGGAAGTGTTCATGGGAACTAAGAAATCTGCAAATGTAACAATCGAATCAACATGGACATGGGAAAAGGCTCTCACAATTATGAGAAGACTTGAGGGATTAAATAAGAACGAATCTACTCATGCAGCAGGTGTTGTTGTTGCACCAGTAATATTGGAAGAAAATGTACCATTGATGCGTAAAGGTGGAAGTGGATCATTAGCATGTCAGTATGATATGAGATCACTTGAAGCACTTGGATACCTCAAGATGGATGCATTAGGACTTCGTACAGTAGATGTAAACCATGATGCAGGAAATCTTGTCCGCAAATGGTACAATCCAGACTATGAATTTGGTAAGCTACCATATAATGATGAAAAGGCAATAGCACTAATCAATAGTGGAGATAATAATGGTATATTCCAGATAGAGGGAACTGGATTCACTCAAATGATGCAGGATCTTGATATTGGTGGATTTGAATCACAGAGATTCGCAGACAGAAATGAATCACAGTTATCCACAATAGAAAGAATTCGTGGAATGGAAATACAGGATTTCATGTGGATATCGGCAGGACTTGCACTATATAGACCTGGACCATTGGATGCAGTTATTGAGGGTAAAACAATGGTACAGCATCTAATTGATCGTAAGGCAGGTAGAGAACCAGTTACATATCTATTCCCAGAGGAAAAAGGATACCTTGAGGAAACATACGGTATTCTAGTATATCAGGAGCAGGTAATGGCACGAGTTAGACAAATGACTGGTTGCTCATATGGAAGAGCCGATATCCTCAGAAAGGCAATGGGTAAGAAAGATCCAGTCTTAATGAAAGAACAGATGGACTGGTTTAAGGAGAATGCAATATCACATAAGTTCTCTGATAGTAAGATGTTTGATGATGAAGATCATAAACGCAGAATAGTTGAACGTGCTGCAGATGAAATCGAGAAATTCGCACGATATGGTTTCAATAAGGCTCATACAGTAGAATATGCACACATCTGTTATGAAAATGCATACTTTAAGGCTCATTATCCAGATTGCTTCTACACAGCAATATTAAATTCATTAACTGATAAGCCAGACAAGCAGACACTCATGATAAAGGATATGCTAAATCATGATATAAGTCTGTTACCACCAGATATCAATGAATCAGATACAGACTTCGTAGTTACAAATCCAAATATTGTGCGATTCGGTTTAGGTGCTATTAAGCAGTTTGGTGAGAAAGCTTGTAATTTCGTAATTGAGGACAGAAGAAACCTTGGGCAGTATGGATGTGTTGAGGAATTTAGAATAAGGATACCATCAACCATATTAAACAAGACAGTAATGACTAATCTTGCAAAATGTGGTGCATTTGATTCTATGTTGCAAAATCAATGTAGCGATATTGAGTTTGATTGTAGGGCATCACTAGTTGAAACAATACCTGCATTGTGTGAATCACTCAATAAACTTCGTAGGAAGAAAAATGCGAAATCAGAAGCACCAACAGTTGATGAAGCATTAACAAAATGGGAGAATGGAGCAGGTTCATATGTAGTAACTAAGGGTGAACATGATCCAATCCAATACTCAATATGGGAGAAAGAGATTCTTAAATATTATATCAGTGCACACCCAATCGATAAATATGAAGCAGAGATACGAAGATGGGGTGCAATTGAAAACACAGATGATGATCTCTTACCTAATGAGATGTATATTGCAGGATTCATTGAGGGATGCCATGAAACAGTAATTAAGAAAGAGGGTAGGAATAAGGGCAAGAAGATGGGATTCGTCACAATTGGTACTGCATATAGGACATATGAGGGTACGATGTTCCCAGGAATATATGAATCATGTCTGCCATACATCAAACCAAATGAACCAGTGGTTATGAAAGGCAGAAGAAATGAATATAAGGGTAATGTCACAATACAGGTTGAATATATTCGCAGTATGAAGAATGAGGGAGTACGTGATTGCCCAGAGGTTCATATTAGGCTCAATAATCCAGATGATATATTTGGACTGATGCATATGAAAGAATTGTTTGATCAGTATTTCGGTGCAACAAAGGTATACATCCACACATTAGATGGACTTGAGGATGTGACAGTAGAATTAGGTCAGACAATAGCATTGAATGACTACATCATTGATTATCTTGAATCAATCGGTACTGTAGGTTACAAAGATCAAGTAGTTTGTGACGATTGACCGATATGACATACAAAGGGTGAAAGGCAGGTGGACAACATGGCATATGGTAATGTGAGATTTTGGAAGACAAAGGGTGGCAAATCAATAGCAATAAAAGATATGACTGATATTCACCTGCAGAGAACCATAGAAATGCTTAAGAGACAAATTGATGGCAGTATTCATGACGAATTTTGTTATGATAATATAATCGCAATGGAGCGAGAATTAGAAAGGAGAAATAAGAGGATGATTCAGAACGTAGATTTAAAGGTTGTTGGTGTTACATTTACAAATGAGGATGGAACATCACGTAAGGAACAGATTTTAACATTAGCAGAGCAGTACAAGGACAATCTTGCAGGTATTAAGATCGATCTTGTGAGGGAAGCAGAAAACAGATATGATATGAATGCTGTTAAGGTACTTGCAAATGATAAGCAGATTGGGTATCTAGGCAAGGAATATGCTGCTATTATTGCACCGCTGATGGATGAATATGAAGAGTTCACAGCAGTAGTCAAGGGAATTGGCGAATATAAGAATAGACCATTCTGTGAGATCACAATTAATCAGGTCTAAAATAATGGGTTCACTTAGATCAGCCATTGGTGACCATCCCACCAATGAAAGTGATTAAATCACCAGTGATACTGGTAGCCCTAATGATATAGGGTGTTGGTCTTAATTGGCTGACACCCATCTTTTATATAAAGGTGGTGATAAGATGTGAGAGGTAAGATAAGGGTAATACAAGTGAAAGATGGCGAAGTTGTTAATAGGTACGATGATATAACATCTGCCGCAAGAGAAGTTAATGGTCAAGAATCTCACATATCAGAATGTATGAGATCAATACCACACAGAAATACTCATAAAGGTTATGAATGGAGGAATGATAATGAACAATCAATTACCATGGGAAAGACCAAGAATTAAAAGAATACTTGATATGTTTCCAAATAGCAGGGTATTCAATATCAAGAGATTAACAATCGATAGAAAGGAGACAAATACTGATGATATTCCACGATAGTGCACCGATGCCAATAATCGCAATAGATTTTGATGGTACAATTAACTGTAATGGAGAATCAACATATCCAATTTGTGGTGAACCTAGAATGCATGCAAAGCAGGTTATTGATTTTATGCATAAGCTTGGTATTAAGATAGTTATCTGGACATCAAGGGATGTTGCATATAATCAGGATGAAAAGAAGATGTATGATCACATGTCACCAATGATTGAATGGATGGATGAAAATGAAATCCATTATGATGCAATCAATAAATCGATCCAATTCGCACCATACGCATATAATGGCAGAAAGGTATATGCACACATGTATGTTGATGATAGATCATTTGGATGGAGAGGTTCTGATAATGGTCATGATCCAATATTCTTGATGGTATTAGAAGAATTTCTACGCAAAGTATGCAGATTCTCAAAGGAATCAGCAGAATTTACTAGAATATGCTGTGAGCAGGAGCATGAACCAGAGGAATGGATGATTGATGGAGTAAAAGAATGGAAGACAAGAAATACTATGCTTACATGTCCATATAATAATACTGGTGGAAGTAGGTGTGTAATCAAATGATGATGTATACTGATGGCGGTTCATACAATAATGGTGACCGCAAGGGTGACGGATCTTGGGCATACCTTATAGTAAATGAGGGCGATCCAAATGATATAATTGTTACGTGTGAATTTATTCAGAATACAACAAATAACCGCACAGAAATGATGGCAGTAATTGAAGGTCTTAAGTATCTTAGTAAATTCGAAGAAAAGATGAATGTAACTGTTGTATCTGATAGTGGATATCTTGTAAAGGGTTGGACAGATCCTGCATACTTAGAAAGATGGGTCGCTAATGGATGGAGAACTTCGACAAACTCACCAGTACAGAATCAAGATTTATGGGAAGAACTACAAAGATTATCATGGCATATAGGATTTAATTTCATACATATCAGAGGTCATAATAAAGATAAGAGAGCAGAACATGCATATTGGAATGATATTGTTGACAAAGCCTGCACATGGGCAATGGATAATAAAATGTTAGGAATGGTGGTTACTCTCTCTTATGATAGAAATACTAAGAAATTCACACCAATATCAGCAAAGTTAAAGGAGGATTAATATGAATCTAATATTAGCACAAGGTGCAGATCATACTAAGCAAGAGAATATGGCTAAGATACTTAAGGTTATTGAACAGGAGAGAAATGGTAATATATCACTCAAAATGAGAGAGTTAGCAAATGAGTGTAAAAATAAGATTGTGGATATCTACGGATGTGATATAGACAATATTGATAATTTGATTAATGTCAGTCCATATTCTTATGCTGTAGAGGAGAAATATGATGGATATAGTTACATCAATAGTGAAGGTAGATTCTTCAGCAAACGATTATCACAGGCAAAGGGATCAGAGGGAACTCCAATTGAGAAGACAGGACACATCCCACACATCAGCAACATCCTTCGAAGAGTATTTGAAGAATGCGGAGCAGATTTACATGGAGAAATCTACAAACTCGGTGGAATATCCGATGATGTCACAAGGATTCTTGGGTGTACTGAAGATGAAGCACTCAATCGCCAAAGGGGATTAAATCCAAATGAAATGTTGCATTACATGTTGATTGATATTAGAGCAATTCATGGTAAGTCATTAGTGAATGAGCCACATAGATTAAGACGTGCAATCCTTAGATGGGTATATGTCAAATATATTCAGCCACTTGATCCACTTGGATATATCAGATTGACAGAGGAGATACAAGAAGATCCTAAGGTAGCATTTAGAAGAATTGTGACATCTGGTGGTGAGGGATTAATCATTAAAAGAGAAGATGCATTATATATCCCTGGCAAGAAACCTGCAAATAACTGGATTAAGGCTAAGAAGAAAATTACACATGATGTAGTAATGATGGGATTAAATGCAGGTACTGGTAAGAACGCAGGATTATTTGGATCTATTCAGTTCGGTCATTTGATTGATGGTAAATTAACATCATGTGGTAATTGTTCATCTGGACTAAGTGACGATATGAGAGCCTACATCTATAATAATGCTGATAGGTTAATCGCACAGAAGCAGGTATTTGAGATTGAAGCAATCCAAGAGTCAGTTAAATCATTCCGTAATGCAGTGTTCCTTAGACTACGTGATGATAAGGACTGGACAGAGTGTGAACCTATTAATATCAGAGTAAAGGAAGATATATTATAATGGATGAATGGTTCACAATTGGTTTAATGGTTGTAATATTAGTATTGTGTTTTCCAATATTAGCTGTTACAATATGGCTACTATTAGTAGCAGTTGTTGGAGATATGCCACCACATGATAAAGAGGTTTATTGCCTATTAAAAGACGATTCTCCATCGTGGTGTAAAGACACAAGTATTGAATGCAAAGATTGTGATATTTATAAGAAACGTAAATCAAATGGACAAATATCTGAATAAAGGAGGATATCTTATAATGAAATTAACTGATATGATGAACCATCCATTAAAGGAACTTGTTGAACAATGTAATATAACAAAGGTTCAGCCAATAAGTGATGATGATGGAAATATAAAGAAGTTTATTGTTGAATATGAACCACATGATGAATCTGGTAAATGCAGTAATATGAATATTGGAGGTCATTAATTATGGAAGTTACACAATGTCAAGGTGAAGGTCAAGGTACTTGTAGAAGATGTTTTAATAAGACTGGATGGAATAGAAATTGGATGTGCTTTTTACATAAGATAAAAGGTCTTGATGGATGTTATTGTAGTAAATGTGTAAAGGAGATAAGAGAAATGGAACACAATGGAACATGTCCTAACTGTGGTGGTAATATGGAAATGATCGGTACTGAACAAGGTTTACAATGTGATACATGTGGATTTAAATATGATGCACTTGGCAATCCAGATACAAGTGAAATGGAAGCAGGAGATCTTAGTAAGCCGAGTAAATAAATAACATATTAATAGATAAGAATTTGGGCAGGTACTTAGCGACCTGCCCTTTCTTTATGCTTTCGTGAGCCTACACCAAAGCCGATTTCGTTTATGTCTTCCGCTGTTTCCGATTAATGACCGATTAATTTGAGACATCGCATTCGACTGCTTAGACGTTTCGATATTCGATATTAATCGATTTGTCAATTGCTTACTTCTTTTTGAGGTATGTCGAACTAGAGAATCCAGTATAGGTTACTCCATCAATCTTAACCTGAATGTATAACCATTTTGTGCTACCAGATACACTATAATATCCGTAATTACGAACCTCTGTTCCTTTAGGAATAACAACAAGTGCCTTTTTATTAGTACCTGCATCATTTCTCATATAAAGGTTTGCAGTAGTCTTATATGCACCTGCAAGTGATTTATCAAACTTCTGTGCACTACATGTCGCAGTAACCTTTTTCTCTGTAGGCTGTGTCTGTGGCTGTTCAATATTTGTTGGCTTAGTAGCAGATCCATTTAATATCTCATTTACTCTCTTCTGAACTTCATTATATTTATCGCCCAATGCTTTCTTACGAGCATCGCCAGATCCATATTTGCCTGCAATTACCTCATGTGCGAGTGTATCAATTGACTTGCCAGTAATATATGTGCTTGGTGCTGATACAGTATTGTCTGTATATTTAGGTGTAATAAAACCTCTGATGAATTTACCATTAATTGATAATGTTCTTTTCTTTACAGAGTTAGAGTAGTTACCCTCTTCAACAACCATATATCCTGCACTAGGATAAACTTCAACAACAGTACCAACATGATCTGGAGTTCCTTTATTATCACCAACACCATTATCATCCCAATCATATAATACTGCATCACCAGGACTTGGTACATATGCATCATTCTCCTGCCAACATCCCATCTTCTTTGCTTCCTCAATTAAGTAGTAGCAACTGATCTCAATCGGCATAATTGCTGCATATCCTAATTTCTTAGCTAATGCACTCCATGTACATGCACACCATGCCCATCCATATAACATCTTTGTACTTCTAGGGAATGGTGCTACCTTATTATACTCATCAATAATTGACTTGTATGAACCATCAGCTTCATTCTTACCATCCCAAGATTTTACGAGATCTACTACCTTCTGTCTTGAATATCCCATATTCTGTTCTCCTTTCACTAATTCATCATAATATTTCTGACCATAACTTGCTCGTTTGGTCTTAACAGAATCACTCTGATCAGCAGGTCTTTCATATTGAGTTAATACTGCATCACTTGCATCTTTGATTGACTTAGCATTAACAAGTGCATCCCATGTTGTCTTGTATCCTTTAATCTCGTTGATAAGGAAGTCAACCTGCATGCTCTCATTACCAATTGACTCATTATGTTTATTTGCATAATCTAAGAGATTCTGTTTTCTACTCCAATATGTCCATTGTGCTAAACCATATCCTGCACTATCGTGGACAAAATTCTTATAAGTGCCATTATCAACCTTAGCTGTATAATCTTCATCAGACAAACCAAGTTTTGTATTGAATGAGTTTTGAAGATTTGTTGACTTAAGTGCACTCTCTGCATAAAGATTACCCATAAGTCCGCATACACCATATGGGTTATTAATTGCTGACATCAGTTTATTATAAATGTTCTGTACACTCATAAATTACAACTCCTTTCTAATAATCAAATGGCTGACAATACTACTAAATATATTCATACTGTCAGCCACCACATTATAATATTATTTTAAATCTTTTCGCCAATATCTCTTTACTATATCAATAAAATACTCCCACCCTTTTGCGGTAATTAGAGCAATGATAAAACTTCCAAATATCACAGCCACTAAATAATACCACACAAATTCAATCTGTTTATACGAGATAAATGCGAAAAATGCCACAATACAAACAATGAGTGACAACACAAGTACCTGTAACATTGTTGGAATCTTATTAAGGAATCCGATCTCCTTAGTAAACTCCGTAATGATTGAGATAAGAATGCAGATACTACACACTATTGCCAACACCATTGACAGATTATTGATTAGAATCTCCATTTGGTCTCTCCTTTCTAACCTGCAACTTCATAAATTTTTCATAAATGGCTGTACCAGTGCCATTACCACCAAGTCCATGATACGCATCATAGATTATCTTTGCGTTATCAAGAATCTCCTCTGATTTATTTACTGGTATGTAGTCCATCGCAAGGTATTCATTACAGATAGCAAATAATCTATCATGCAAAATTGCAAGCAATCCAGACTTTAATGCTTCCTGCTCTGCTTTTCTTTCCTTGATCTTTTTACTTAAATCCTTGCACCAAACAATAATTCCACCAGAGATCAGAGTAAATAATGTTTCGCCAATATGACTTGCAATCCACTCTAACATCTAACTCCTCCTAATGTGATTATTCTTCTGCAAGATCTCCGCAATCAAGGTCAATAAGAACTTCTTTTACCTGATCTTTGATCTTATCTGGTACATCAGAGAATTTCTTCTTACCCTTAATAATAAGAGTAGCATAAACAACTGCCATATCTCTCAACTCCTTTCCTATTAGTATTTTTATTAGAAACATGAATATCTTCATTATTTCTCACCATCCAGAATCTTCTGAACTTCTTTCCTTAATTTTGCAGGTACATCATCAATTGTATAAGGCTTATTAGTCTTTGGATTGATTGCACCTTTAATAATTAAATCTGCATAAACCTTTGCCATGACAATAACCTCCTTAACCTAATAATTCATACACTTCTGTGAGTGCAATCTGTGTGTTGGTGATTTCATTTTCAAGTGCGGTATTCTTATCTGATACCATCTGGATGTATTCATCCTTTGTGTATTCAGTTTCAGTAGCTACCTCATATCCAATGAACTCATTATCTTCACCGACATTTTCCTTTACTTCTCTCTGCCCCTCAACTACATACACATGATACTCGTCTACATAGAGCGGATCTTTTTTGACTGTCGATCTTACATTGTTGCGTACTATCATTTTCGATACCACCTTTCGCTATATTCTTCAGATAATATTCATTGCAATAGTCCCTAACTGGTACTATGTATTTCTGTTCAAGACGGTAACTGTCACAATACAATAACCATCCTGTGTACGAATTATAGGAACACCATTCTGAAAATGTAAGTTCCTCGCCTGCCAAGAACTTATCATAAATCTCAACCATTCTGTGTTCAAGATTTAGACAAATTGATTTGCGTAATAATGTATATTTGCCAAACATTCTAAATCCTATAAAATCTATACCTCTTGATTCAACTGGATATACCTGCCAATTTGGCTTCATATTAAGATCTAGATATTTATTCCAATACTCCTCAATCTCTTTGCGTAGTTCATGCAAAAATTCTTTATTCCAATGAAGTATTATTATATCATCCATATATCTCCAATAATATTTAACTCCTTTTACCTCTTTCAACCAATGATCAAATTGTGAAAGGTGATAATTACCGCTATATTGTGAGAAGTAATTACCTATCGGGATACCTCTATCACCATCTGCATTGTAGATTATCTGTGATATGAGCCAAAGAACATCTTTATCCTTAAATATGTGCTCATATTGATTCATCAGAATGTCTCTATTGATTGATGGGTAATATTTCTTTACATCACATTGTAAACAATAGGTTGTGCCATATGGATCGTTGGCTAATGCATTTTGTATGCTAGAGATACAAGAATGAATACCTCTACCTGGAATTGCTGAGTATGTATCATTTGTAAACTGTTTGGTAATTATTGGTCCAATTATCTGTAGTCCTGCCCATTGTACCATCCTATCTGGAAAATATGGAGATTTAAATATTTCCCTTTCTTTCCTACCCTCTGTCTTCATAAATCTGGTATAAGGTGATGGAACATATGTCTTATCTATGAGCATTTCTTGCAATTCATCAACATAATGTCCTAAATTGCAATTTACTTCTTGAACCTCATGATAAAAACCTTTATTTCTACTTGCATTAACATGGCTTAATTCGATATTACCTGTAGTAACAATCTGTGGGTAAAGATTTCCATACCTAACCATGTTACATATCTCCTTGTATATACTAAACCGAGTCTTCGAGAATTACAACACATGAGTTGTTAGACCTACCAACACAGCCTAGGGTTCTGCCTAAACCTAGTGATTTAATAAAGCAGTATTTTAATGTTTTACCAACTACAATCTTGTGGGAAGATATGTAGTCCTTGAGAGGTAAGGTAGATGATGCCACCGAACAAATTTAAGTATATACTCCAAGTGACTCCCAATATTACGATTACGATTAGAAGCTGTATTATTCAAATTCCAATAGCACAAACCGCAATTCAAGCTGTTATTCCAATTCCCACCAAGTTTAGCAACATGTTCGGACATCAGATTAAATGAAACCCAATGTCCGAAACCATGTCTGCGGTGTATCGCAAATTGTACATACATCTACCGACAAATATTAGAAACTCAATCTAAGCGATCGAGAATACCAACTTAATACGTTAAGCAGCCGTTGGAATATACACCAAGCGACCCCCAACAGTACGACCACGATCAGAAGCCGCATCAGCCAAACGCCAATAGCACAAACCGCAATTCAAGCCGTGATCCCAATTCCCACCAAGCCTAGCAACACGCCAACCAGTATTCTGCCAGTGATAATCACCAACTGGTTTAGAACTGTCACCTGCTGTTTCAGTAGGTAAGAATGCGAAGTCACAATCTTCTGACCAACCAAATGCTGATACATATCCATTAGTTCCTGCAAGTGCGAAACCACAATCATGATATGGATCATTTGCAGTATCATCAGCAAATCCATGATCTGCCCAATATGCATGCTTAGTTGTACCATTGTAATTCAGACCATCAGACCATTTCCAGATGTTACTGAATGGATTCTCCTTACCACGATATGTGATAGAAGTCTTACCATTAGTACCAGTAGCCATACCAGATGCATTACCAAGGTTTGATGTAAGACCAGTATTGAGTGCCATATTTGTAGATCCATCATCTGTAAGATCACAAACACCTTTACCAATTTTTGTCTGTGCATCCATTGATGCATACTCAATGAGGAACAACCATTCGGTCATTGTATCAACAAGGAAATCTCCCTGCATCCAACCAGTTCCTACATTGTTTGCTAACTTACGAGCATTTGCTCTTGTAAGATTGTTTGTAATACCAGATGCAGGTTTAGCATTTGCAATAGATGCAAGCTTATCTGCATTATAATCTGCTGTAACAGAATCATCTGTAACATAAGAACCTGCAGATGTATCATACATACAACCCTCAAATGACGAATCATAGATCTTTGTAACGATCTTATTGTTACGTTCAAATGCAGGGAATAACTTGAATCCTGCCTTAGGTGTAGCACTGATATAGTATCTTGCCTTACGGACTTTCCATCCATATCCATCATTTGCAGGCTCTAATGAGAGAGGAACCATTCTATAGAAGAACATATTCTGTTCAACCATTGTCTGTACTCTAGTTCCAACCTGCCAAGTCTTCTCATCAATGGCAATTGCCTGTGTTAACTTACCAGTTTCTGTGTATCCATCATCGCCATAGTATGCAACAACTTCACCTGCATCAGTAACATTACATCTTCTACGATTCCAAGGTGCAATGTTATCAAAATCAGAACCACCATTCTTGCCGATTGCTGACGATAATCTTGTAAACTTGTTGTTCTTCCAATCAACCTCTACACCATAGATGTCTGGATCTGTCATGCCGATATAACCCTTTACATCAGCCATATCTGCAGTCAGATTTGAAAGGTTAATCTCATGAACCAACTTTGTCATAACACCACCAGAGATTGATGCAATTGCAAGATTATGTCTTGCTGAATTGGTTGATGTAGCTAACTGATATTTAACAACTTTTCTTCTAGTTGTCTCAACATCAGATCTACCATCTTTAAACCAGTTTGCAACTGTGTTTCCATCCTGCTGATTGCCTTCCTTATGAAGTGTAGCAGAAAATGTTTCTGTTTCTTCCCATACCTGTAAATAAACAGTACCAGATGATGCTGCAATAGATAATCCACTACAGTTAACTAAGATACCGTCAATTGCAATACCACATCCACTAGCAATCTGTACACTACCATTAGCATATGTAAGTGCCGAAATGTTTGTAATACCATTTCCAATTACTGATTTGAAGAAATCACGCATATTATTTTTGCTGATTTCCTGCATTTCATTGAGTTCTACCTCAAGTACTGCTTTCTCTGCACCAAACACTACACCAGACACTCCTGCATCATTTCGATAGTTGGTGTATTTGTCAAAACTTGCCATTTCTTATTCCTCCTTATACTAGATTTAATGTGAAACGCATCGTTCTTTCAATTGTCATATCAGATGTCTTTGTGATTACTTTATGATGTTTCTTATTAATCATAAGACCTGTATTGACAGTTGCAGATGCCTGTCCACCGAAAATACCAAACTCTCTCCATACACCATTACAATCATTTGTACCAAATGTATGCTTAATCTGGAGAATGTTTGTTGGATTAGCAGAGACATTATAATTTGCATCCAAGAATGAAATCTCTGATGCAGCAATTTTTACTCTACCAATCTCTGATGTTAAAACTGTAGCATTGATCTCTGGATCTGGGAGGTTAATATCCCATGAACTTGCACCTGATCCTACCGCCCAATATCCAATACCAGAGAATCCTCCCTGTCCCTTGAGCAAAGCCATAGCAAGTTTAAGGAATGAATTAACAATCAGATTATGACCAACTCTTTCCTCTACGAGAATACCATTTTTAAAAATTCTGTCTGTAATCTCGCCTACCATGTGGACATCATGTCCATCTGCAGACTTCATCTGTAATCCCATAAGATCTAATTCAGAAGCCTGCGTACCACAGTTATCATTGTACTGCATATCTTATTCCTCCTTTTATAATAATATCTGAAAATGCATCGGTTTCAGCTAACATATTAGTCTTAAAGTTTATATTAAGAACTTTGCCAGTGTTTAGACCATCTCTACTCCATTCACTAGAATAGCTACTATGCATTTTACTCACCTCATGTATTGTCTGCTTAACTGTGTCAACTAATTTATCATCGACCTCAGCAGTATTTATTGGAACACTAAGTTTCATTCCATCATTTAATAATGAATGAATATTATTTGTAACAGCTTTAAATGTATTGCGTGTGCTAACAATAAATGTCTGTTCAACATCTGGTAGCTTGATTGTATCTGATGATTTATCAGAATTACTACTAATAGATCCAATATCTAATACCTGATTTAATATAATCCTGTCATATACAAAATCTGTATCTTCAAATTCATTTGTTATCATTGACCTATTTGTGTCACCATATCCATGATGCCAGATTCTTGATTTTACTCTTCCAATATTTGCGTTATCAATATCGGTCTTAATAGTAATTTTATCTATTAATTGTTCTACCTTATAATCAAGTTCTGACATCCTTTCATTTAATACAAAACTCTTATTTAGTAGTCTATATATATTATTTGATGATGGGTACATAGGTCTTTCGTATGCAGGTATCATACATTCATCATTACTAGATTCTCTAACAATCATCGTTTCTGTATCACAATTTCTTACAATATCTGCAATTTCATCAGAAATGTAAAGAAATGCTAAATATGCATTTATACCAGATGCTCTTGTTTGATTAATTGCGTTCATTATTTTGTCTTTATAATAATGGATGCTTTCATCAATTGATAGATCTATAGTACAAACAAATGCACCATTTTTATGTGCATCATATGGTCTATTTAATATAAATCCACTATTTAATAAACTTTGACTGTTATTTGTTATTGGATCATACGCAGGATCTGTATAATGTGGCAATAACTCATTAGGATATTCCCATGCATCAATTATCTTGATATATCTATCAATAACATCCTTCTCTGTACTAATACCTACTGTCACAGCTACCGCATATTTTATTGCTTCCTTAGTACCACCAGAAAATGATGCATACACAATCATTAATCTAGCACGATAGTCATCATATGTTTCATCAACTTCCTTATATATTCCTAACATTGAACCCCATCTGTGTTCAAGGTCTTCATCATAAGTTGTTTCTATCCCTATCATACCATATATACGGTCAATGATTTCTCTTGTAAGGTCATACTTAGATGCATAGATAGATAATAATGCATACAATATTGTCTTGTCATTATAAACATCATAGATGTGAGGAAAATTACTCTGCATCTTATCTAATGTTGTATTATTACCATTACGTAATTCCATCTAATCACCACCTTTACAATATTTTCTTACCATTGATTGTTATTGTATCTGCCCTAATAATCTGCTCTTCTGTTGCGGTAACATTATCAGTCGGTGTATTTGTTCTGATGTCAAGATCATCATTATCTGCGGCTGTTGTATCTAATGCATTTAATATTTTTCTTTCCATCTGCTTTACAACAAATGTCTGTCCTGATTCAAGACTGTTACAATAATGTGTTATTGTATTTGCAATCAGTGCATATTTACTTTCATCTACACCAATTGTGATATTAATATCAATCATCTTAGTATCTGTAAATACTAAAATTGGTCTTACACCTGCTGCCCTACATACTTCTACAACAGACTTAATTTCGTCAACAACATGACTTGGTGCAGGAACTTGATCTGTAACTATAATAATTCCAGTAGTACCATTACCGTCATATAGATTGGATATCGAGCACTTTGTTACACCTGCTATTGCTTGTACGGCAGATTTTATTGCTTCATCTGTGCACTTTCCCTGCGTTTCTTTTACATTTCGAATTCGTTCTCTAAACTCTTCATCCAGTTCTGTGTCAGTTCCGCCATTAATATCTACGTCATTTGCAATTGAATCGATACCCTGCAATGATTCTGGCATAATACATATTGCACCAGAATTAATATTAATAAGTCCAGGTGTAGTACATTGTACATTACATACAATAGATGTCTCACCTGCCCTTAATACCGCTGATGGATCGATTACCTCAAATTCATATACATCACCATTATAATTAGGTCTTGTTGAAACAATATATCCATATGGTATTTCAACATCATTCTTTGCAGGTTCATCGCCAGTATAAAATGTTACTTCTGCTACGGCAGGTTTTGCTTGAACTCTTGTCATACCAAATATAACTGCTGCACGATCAAGATCTTCTCCAATACAATTATCAATATTCATTACCTTATATACATAATCAATATAATAATTTAGTGTATCTTCCTCTTCTGCCAATACTTCAACTAGTGATCTAACAACAGATCCATTATTTGTTGCTGTAATTCCAACATTCTTATCTACAAGACCTTGTAATGTACTATCAACTGTTTCATCATAGGTTTTTAATCCTAACTCTTCATTGAATTCCATTATGACACCTCCCCACTATTGAAGGTATCAATGTATAGTGAACTGAATACCTCCCTAGTTTCTAATTCATCTTCTTCATCGTCTAATTGTTCTACATCTTCATCATCCTCTGTAATATCATCTTGTATTACAGTAGGTAAATATGATAACTGATATTGAACCTTACATTGACCATTATCACCAATGGTGGCTACTACATCAATAACTTCTTGTACACGTGAATCACCATTTAATATAGCAATCTCACATTCTTCAACCACCATAGCTAATCCAGTCTCACTTGCCTTGACTCTTCTGTTATAAATACCATTACCAAGTTCATTGTGATATTTATTTCTACCAAATCTTAATAATATGCTATTATTTGCTGTCTGGATTACATCTTCATCCTCAACAGTACCAGATCCTTGATCACATAATATAAGATCGCCATATTCACTTGCGACTAAATCGCCATTTTGACATTTTAAATCAGCCATTATATTTCACCACCTTTATATTATAATGATAGGAATGTGATCATTCAATCGAAGTAACAGCTACATTCCTATCTTTTTCTTGATATCATCTATTTCTTTTAAGAAGTTTCTGCCATTTGCAGTAACTGTACCACCACTACATTTAACAGTTGCACCACCAGATGAGTACATGGCACAATCTCCAACTCCACATGATGGCTTCTTAGGATCATATACACCTATTACACCATCCCTGCCACCAGAATCTGATACAATACTAAATGCAATCAATCCAGATAGTGGTGTTGATGCAAATCCATATGGCATTAATGATAACATATTTTTCTGTACTGAACCATGCATATTATTAATACTTATTGATTTGCCACCATTTCCAGTACTTGCTATACTACCAGATACTGTAGATCTTGTAAATGCACCATTGCCCATAGTATTCAATTCTTCACCAAATCTCTTCATAATATCACATCCTTACTTCAATTCTTTTGCAGCCTTTGTAACCTTAGTTACTGATGTTCCTGCATTTTGCCATGTTTTCTCAAATGTTGTATCTGCAGGTATCATAACCAATGTTGCTTTACTACCATCATCAACAGTTTTTGTGTATGATACTTTCTTAATAAACATTAATGCATTCATACCAACCCAACCATTTATTACTTGTGCTGTTGTATTTGGCATAAATACATATTTCTTATCTTTATCAAGTCTTACTTCAATTGTTAGTTCTTGATTATTTCTGAATGAATCTCTTACAGATTTGTCTGCTATTGATTTATATTTTGATGATGCCTTATCTGAATATTGTCTTGTTGTCTCTCTCTTATCAATTCCAAGCTTTTTCATATATTTATTTTCAGACGTACCAGTAAGATTATATCCACCATGACTATCAGAACCATATACCTTAATTTCAGATTTCATGTCAGTACCATCTTCTTCAAGTCTGAATGTCTCAATCGGTATTCCAGTTTCCTTTGTATTCATAACAAATACATGCTTAGGTGATTTGCCAGTTGACCACTCGCCAGAGTATAATGTATCAATTAAATACCATATTCTCTGTTTACTCTCAAGTAGTATATTATTCATTATAGACATTTCAGATTCACCACAACCAATTGTTAACTTCTCATATGTGTCAGCTGATGATATCACACATTTTATATCATACTCTTTACATTTATCCTGTATATATTTCTTTGGATCAACAGATTCCTTTGTATCTGGCAATGCATCATTGTCTATTAGTTTCCAACATAAATCCCTACCAGACAATTTAATATAATTATCACTACCAGTTGTTATATATCCAACAGAATCAAGATTACCAGTCATGATCTTCTCGCCATTTAAATATAATCTTACATTATCAAATTTTGAAAATAAACCAGAATAAATACCTCCTGGATTTTTAAGTACAAAATCAAATGCATCGGCATCAGTTTCAAGGTCTAAGTCAACATTAAATTCAGAAAATCTAAATACCTCATATGTCCTGCCCATCCTATTGCTGTCAATTCTAATCTTAAATACTGATTTAATCATAATATCACCACCTTAATCAAATGTGCCTTCATCCACCCAACCATATACATTAGATGAACTATTTGTATGAATAAGATGCCATGGGTGTGCTTTACCATTACCTTTACAATCTGGTCCAAGTGTAATTTTTGCCTGCCCTGCTCTGGCAGAATATCCCTTAGATCCAGACCAACTTGATACATAATGCGTACCACCATGAAAGTTGACAATATCTCCAACCTTATATGATTTCTTTTCTTCTTTTTTCTCTTCCTTTTTAACCTCTTTTACTGCATACTTCTTAATATTTTCCTTAACATTTGGCTTTGTATCTGCAACAATTTCAAATGTACAATGTACGCAATTGACTTCCGCATCAACTTCACATTCAAGGTTAACCATTAGACCACGTTTAATTTGAGTAAATACAGGGTGTGAGACATCGCCCACACCCCTCTTCTTATATACCTGATATAATTTCTTATATTCATTGTATGCGTCTAATACTTCTCCACTACTGTTTCTCTTACCAAAGAATGTGATTTTACCAGTAATGACCATAGCATCAACACCAAAATCTTCTAATTCTTGACCAGATAATCTTGGATATTTATGTTTGATGAATCTACGGTCACACTTCATTGATGTGGTTTCTGGGTTATAAGGAAATGTATAGTTCTTATATTTCATCTTGCCAAGGTCTTTCGCCCTCTGCTCTGCCTTAGATACTTTAATATATTTCCTCTTAATTGTACCCATATCTTCATCACCACCTTACTTCTTATTTTGACTAGCATATTGACTAGATGTACGAGAATAGTAGCTGTTAAGCATTGATGGCAAACCAGGATTAAGTATTGATTTAGTTGTACTTGCGTTTCCTGCTTGATCAACATGTACATTAACACTTACATTAGGTGCTGCAACATTAAATGATGGTGTTAATGTAACAGAATCATCAATCTGTATCTGGTTGTCTATTTCATTTTGTATCATTTTATTCATACCCTCTGTTGAGAATGCTGCCCATCCAGGAGTATTCTGTTTAACTCTTGATTCTGCGGCATTCCATACATCACTAGGTATCTGTACCTCACCATTCAAAGTTGTTGCTGATGATTGTACTGTCATACTACCTGCAGACATATTAGATAAGCTAGATTGTAATTGGCTATTAATACCACCAAGTAAATCCATTGAATTAAGACCTAGCTGTGGAGTATTTGCTTTCATCTGATTAGCCATATAATTTTGTAATGATTCTGGACTCCATGCTGCCCACCCATCTGGTAATTTAGATGTATCTGGTTTATCTTCTTTAGATTCTTTTTCTGACAATCCCTGTATGATACCACTCTTACATGCTTCTGATAATTCATCTAATGAATATGCATCATCCATATCACCTTTATAATGTGTACCATCGCTCCAAAACTGTTGACCTCTTAACCATGTCTGATATTGTTCATCAGTACCTGCCCATACACTATATGAACCATTTCCACGTTTATCATATGACTTATCATAATATGGATCAGATTCTTTGACAATGACAAGCATATCTTCAAGTGCCAATGATTTTGTTGCTCTTTCTGAAGATGATAACTTCCAATCTCCAGAATTATAATAAGATTTCCAACTATTGTAGCTAGGATCTCCCATTACTTCTCTATATGCTTGATCAAACTTTAACCTATCATTTCCACTTAATTTTTCATCATATTGACCCATACCATTATCGTGTGCTAATTCAAGTGCCCACTCCTTAGCATTTAATGAGCCAACATTCAACTTCTCAAGTGCTTCACCAAGTTCAACAAGTATTGGTGCTGTTTCTTTCATTTTGTTATAATCATAATCATCCTGATTTGATTGACGTTTCCAATTGTCATATATTCCAATACCAGTTGTACCATAATGCATATCATCATATACTGATTCGCCAACTTCTCTTGCTAACTTATCTCCACCAAGAGATCCTGCAATAGCACCAATACCTGCACCAATTGCCGTACCAATACCTGGTGCTATGAAAGTACCAATAGTACCACCTAATTCAGCACCACCAATACCACCACCAATACCACCTACGGTACCAGTAATATCCCCAACACCTTCTTTAGTATTACCTGCAGAAAAATCTTTATATGCATCATATGCACCAAATCCTGCTTGTGCTACTGTACCTGCAATACCAAGAAACTTACCGACACCAGATAATGAACCCCAAAGTTTACTAGTACCTCTTGCAACATCATCAATAGATCCTGCACCTGCGGCTATTACATCATCAATTGAACTTGCATATGCATTTATTACATCATCAGTTGATGCTCCAAGACCTTTTGCAATATCATCAATTGTATATGATGCTTGTTCTCCAAATGTTGCAACAACATCATCAACTGAAGTTCCTAATGCCTTAGCTACATCATCGGCAGATCCAACAACAGATTCACTTGATAATACTGATTTAGCACCTGCCACACCTGCACCACCAGTACCTGCGGCAGTAGCACCTTTACCACCTGCTCCACCGACACCACCAGTACCTGCACCGCCATTTACAACAACTGCACCTGCAACATTAATTACTGCACCACCTGCGATTGTAAGTATCTGTAATACCGATGATACTAACTCTGCTATTTCTGTCGCAACATTTAATGCCATCAACTTACCAAACCAATCTATTACATTTGTAATACCATCAGCCAATCCCTGCAAATCTTCTGGTAATTCATCAGCACTTGCATGCATATTGTCGATCATTGTTCCCCAATCAGTTACAAGACCAACTATATCACCTTCAGATGCAGAACCTAGCATATTGGCTACTCCCTCTATAATATCTGGTCCAAGTTCTGTCATAACCTCTGATAAATCAATTGCTAAGTCACCAAGATTCTCAACTGCATTTGCTATTGCTGTTCCATATTTCTCCTCAATAAGATCACATGATTCATCTAATGCTTCTCTTAAACCATCAAAATCGATCTCATAATTATTAGGATCTGCAAAGAATTTTGTTAACTCTTCATAAATCTTATCTGTAAATGGTGATAATCTCTCACCAAGATCAACTTTAGTACCCTGTATTAAATTCTCAAATGCTTCTCTCTTACCATATGAAGATTCGAGCAACTGACTATACTTATTATCATTTGTTCCACCAGACTGCATAGTAATTTCATCAATTACTGATTGTAGGTCAGTTTCCTCACCATTTAATAATCCATATGCTGCCTTCATCTGGTATAAACCAAAGAATTTCTTGGCAAACCATGCCTGTTCCTCATCATTAAGTTCAGACATTACTTCATCCATCTGGTCAATGATTTCTGTCATTGGTCTAAGATTTCCACTCAATGAGCCAAGTTCATCGTATGATTTAGCACCTGCAATCTGATCATATGTAAGTCCACTACCATCTGATTTTGCGAATTTGCTGAAATCATAAAATGCTTTAAGTGCCTTCTCTGGTGCTACTTCCTTTTGTGCATCTGTTATTACAGTAGTATCCTGCGTCAATAATCTTGTAAGCAATGCCTGGATACCAGTACCACCTTGTGATCCTTTAAGACCAAAGTTACCAAGTATTGCAATCTCAGCAAGTGTTTCTTCAAGTGGTCTATCAAGACCTGCTGTGATACCGCCTGCATACTTCATTGATTGTACTACATCTTGTACATCAATAACTGAAACATCGGCAGTATGTGCAACTTTATCTAACATATCTCCCCAATCCTGAGGTTTAATGCCAAACTGATTACCAAGTGCAACAGCAAATTCTACAGATTCCGTTGTACTAAGATCATTACCAACAGAGAATTTCATCATTTGCTGAACAATATCTGTATTCAATATATCATTTGCACTTACACCAGATTTAAGTAATTCTTCTTGGATACCAGACACATCTTCTATTTTCATTAAAGAGCCTTGGCTACCAATACCATATGTGCCTAACTGTATAGATTGTGATTTTAATTTTTCTGCATCTTCTAAGAATTTCTGCTGTTTTGCAGATACTTCATCAAGATTATCACTATATGTAATCTTATAGTCACCTTGGTTAGCCATTACACCAAGTACCTTAGCATGCTGTTCTGAAAAATCAGCATATGCATCTATTGATTCACTAGTAAAATCCCATACTGCTGCACCTGCTTCACGCAATAAATTCTTTGTAAAATTGTTAAGTCCAGACATGGTTGCATTATATTGTCGCATTGTACTGTTAAATTTATGCAATCCACTCTCCCAACTCTGTAAGAATCCAGATACACCAGTACCCCTACCAAGATTATTGGTAGAGGTACCGAGATTCTGTACTGAACTAGAGACTTTATCAATTTTTGAAGATGCATTGTCCTCTGCTTCGATTTCTATTAAAACTCTTTCATCAGCCATATGGACTACTCATCTCCTTCCTCTTCTTCAAATTCATCTGATAATATCTCCTCATCTTCATATTCATCAGTACCACTATGTAGTCTCTCAATCATTTCAGCCAATTTTGACTTAGGCTCTGAATCATCCTCATATTCATCATCGTCAATACCTGCAAGCTTATTATACTTACTAATATCAAAATTAGGATTTACAAATGAATCAGTACCATTGATCTCCTTACCACATCTGATACATTTCTTAACACCAGAGGTAACCTCATTTTGGCAATCTGGGCACATAGATTCAAACTTCTCATCACTATCTATGCTTTGGTGGACAAAGAGCCAGAGCCATTGTTCGTCAGACATCCCTCTGAAAGCAGGGTCTGATGGCAAGACTTTAAATGTACGAGCAATACTGTACTTAAATCGTTCAATGGAGTTACCTCTAAATATTTTTTTAACGATTCAAGATCCTCTTCCTTTAAGATTTCAAGCTTTGGTGCTTTATTAATAAGAATCTCATTGTACTTATTACATACTCGCTGAATATCTTCAAGATCCAATAACTGACCAACTTCTTCCTCTGATGATGCAATTTTCTCTTCAATATCATCTGGTAATCTCATACAATAATAACAGAGTAATCTGTCATAATACATTGAACGATTCTTACCATTATCCTTTGTATCTGTAACGATTTGTTCGTTACCATTCGCATCAATTCTTCGATCTGTATGGTATCTCTTTTCTACCATTTCGTTTATTGTTAACATTTCATCATTAGATAAGAGAACTACTTCAACATCGAAAGAGTCACTCCCATTACCGAGAGTGACAGTTTCGTGTGGATGTTGTCCAGTCCTCATTCTCTTAAGATAAGAAATATCACCAGCCATGACTTATACCTCCTTATTAACCTACCTTACGAGTGAGTGCTGAAATGGTCATCTTCTCGACAACCTTATCATTGAGTGAGCCATCCTCATTTACATCAGTTACGATACAATCACCATAAGTTGTTCTCTTACCATTCTTGATAATAACAACATTGAACTGGTTGTCTGCAAGGCTGTAGAAATCTACACCATCATTTGCAGCAGTATCTTCAAGATAAACTCTAGAAAGATCAAGAGTATACTTCTTCTTACCCTTGAGATATCCGATCGGAACATCCTGACCAAATACATCTACAGGCTTTGTATCCTTGTTGTACTTGGTTGAGTAGGACTGAACACCTGCAATTCGCTTACCAGATACCTCAATGAAAATATCATTACTGGTCGTGATATTAAGACCAGTAATAGGTGCGTTATCTGCCATATTTCAATTCCTCCTATTCTAGATTACAGCTTCATATGCTGTGTAATTGTGATTGTGTACAATGGAGTTACTACATCGAATTCATAATCAACGAGTGCTCCATACATATCCTGCGGATCTTTGATTACTGTTAGAGTTGATTCATCCCAGTTCTCAATAATTTCTGCAGCTTCAAACTTCTCCATATTAACCTTGATGTCGCCCTTGATTGCATTGAGAATACGAACAACGTTCTTAGTTCTCTTATAATTAGCACGAAGCATGTTCTCATTTGTCTCAAGTACATAATCTGCAATGAAACGAGTAGTACCTTCCTGCCAAATTGTATGCTTAGCTTCATCAGTAACACAAGATGTTACAAGTCTGTAAACTGTAGGCTGTGTTCCCTCAAGATAGAGTGGAGTAATTCCGTTGTTTGCAAGAATCTTCATTTCACTCTCAAGCATTGTACGAGTTAATCCAGAGAATCCTGCCATTGAAACTCCATTCATAGGAAGTGCAGGATCATTTGTTTCTGTCATAATAAGACCTGCAAGACCTGCTGATGCTACCTGCGGATCAACAGTAGATCCATTAAGTACAGGAAGTGCTGCAGGAATGAAAATTCTGTCGCTGTCAACAGTTTTTGCAAATGCAACAAGTGTAGTCTGTGTTGCAGACTGCTCCTCTGATGGAGATACTACTGCATATCTAAACATATCATTTTTCTCACATAAAGTTAAATGATCTTTAAGTGCTGCAATAGTTGTTGCATCATTACCATCGGTAAGGACAACCTTAATTGATTTCTCTGCCATAGATGCTTCAAGTGCATCAGCAATAGGTGTTTCTGCTGAAGAATCTACGATCATACCATAGATGTAATCAGCACCATTCTGAATAAGAACTTTAACCATCTTAGCAACCTTACCGTTACCAAATGCTGCAATAGTATCAGCTGTACCAGTGATACCAAAAATAGTGTTTGCTTCAATAGAAGCTGTAGCATCTTCACCCTTAGTGCCGACTACTAAGATACTCTTCAAAATAGAAGGAGCAGTAGTCAATGCACCACTAGTATCTGTGCTACCAGTAACCTTATTTGCCATGTGTATATCCTCCTTATACTATTATTTTATATGTTTGCTTGATCCACTTGGACAAGTCTACATATTCCTGCTCTGGTATTACAGTTTGTATGATATTGATTCCTCTTCTAACCGATCCGATGTAATAATTGTTGGTTGAAAATTCCTCATGCATATCATATATTGTTGTATTACCGACTAATTTCATTCTACCAGTTTCAGTAGGATTGTTGATATCTTTGGTAAAATCAAGGAACTTAATTGTCCCATTATCATTATATTCTATATTTCCAAACACATCATCGGTCAATATTGATTCCAATAATAACCTATCTGAGTTGTTTGCTGTTACAATATCAAACTGTAACCAAATATCATGCTCTTTACCTACAACATCTGTATATCCTCTGATTTCGGTATCATAAAATTGTCCAAGTACGTTACCGAATCCAACCTTAGATTGTTCGGTGCTTACTTTCCTCATAATGATAGATGGCTTCTGAATAGCAGTTAGGTCACTTGGATAAGTAGGCAGAATCGGAATCTCCTTACCTTTGATACCATATTCCCTTGCTATTGTCGGAACTCTATCAGTAAGCAACTTGATCATTGTCATAAACATATTATATTCAATTGCTTTCATATTCTTTATTGCCATTATCCAAACACCCTCTTTACTGCATCAACGATTATTTTTATTGCATTATCATTTTCTTCTTTCATTGTTGGTCTAACTGGATCTCTTTTAGGAACATTTCTAGATGGTACACCATTCATATGCCATGGAAGCTTAGGATCATCATTTGTAATCCATACTACGTGCTTACGAGTCTTCCTTGATAATATCTTATCAAATGCAAACATCATATCTGCTGACATTACTAATGGTTTGGTTGCATTAGCACCATATCCCATCTTCCTTTCCCTAACAACTGTCTCATATTTGAGAGGTTGCCATCCAGATTGATAATGACCAAACTTATCTTGAATCTTCTCTATTAGGTAGTCTCCTGCTTCTTCTGTAGCATCATCTAATGCTTCTTCCATACCTTGTTTCTTTCTATCGAAACTACGTACTACAGCATCAACTCCTACCACCTTCACTGTTACCATCTTCTACTGATTCCTCCTCTCTTACCAGATTGGATTCGTCACTTAACCCATCATGTGGAATATTTTCATCTGGAATATCTTCTGTACTATTTGGAACTGATCCAGTATATCTAGCTATGGTAATAAGATACTCACCAATTCTATCTCTGATATTTAATATCTCATATCTATCATCGGTATCATCAATTACTACTACAGCATCACTTTGTGGTCTCCAATGTTTCACTCCAACTTGCTTACCATTTTCATCCTTAACTGGAAGTATATTTGGTACTGCATATAAGAATCTACCACGATCATCCTCACCATATTTAGTGTCTGATGGGTTAACATCATTTGTATAATTGTTTACAATATCCTTGCGTTCAGCAGTTACTGTAATAATCTCATATTCAACATCACCATTAAACTCTTTAAGAAATTGATTATAATTTGGTTGCTTATCGAGAGGAAGTGGATTCATGAATGTTATTGTTGTGTTCCAATTTTCTACAACCTCACGAACTGAATCCTTCATAAATTGAATATCACCTTGCGTTAACATCATGAATCAACACTCCTAGTCCATATATTGCCAATATGACCTAATCTCCATTGCTTATATTCAGATTCATATTCCTGCAATATCTGTGCAATCATTTTTGGAATATTTGTCTTATCAATGGTCTTACCGTCAACGGCTGTACTAAATTTAAAGAATACTGCCGCAGATAACCTAAATCTCTTAAGTGCGTGATATACAATACGATTCTCAAAAAACATTTCATCCTTTGAGTTATCCTCGATTTCATCAAGTGAAATACCTGTCTCACGCAAGGTATCTGCTAAATCAGTTCTAAAATATCTCTCGATAGTTTGATCATCAATATCATCAGAGTAAGCAGGCAATCCAAAGCTTAATGGCAGATTATCAAGTTTCTGATACGCATTTCGGAGCATATTGTATTTTCTTCTCTCTGCATCTGTATACTCAATTACATCATCAGTTTCATCTGTAGTATCTTCAACTGGTTCTGTAATCTCAACATTTTCATCAAGATCTGCCATATGCTACCTCCTTATTCTACATGTGTTGCTTTCATTTCTCCATAACCAACCATAAACTTGAGATCTTCTCTCTTCTCGAATTCATCTGCTGAATACTGTCTCTGAGGTTTAATACCTGCTCCATTGTCTGCTTTAGACCAGAGTTTTCCTTCAGAATCTTTCCAGATTGACGATCCAACATACTCAACGATAACTGCCTTTCCGCTCTTTGCGGTTTCTTTCTGTTCACCCTTTGAAGCGGTTTCGTTAGTGTCTTTCTGACCTGCGTTTGCATTGTCAGTTGATTCTGCCGATGCGATCGGCTGTTCGTTCGACTTAGACTGCTCAATTTTCTGATTTGCGGTTTCTTTCTGATCTTTCTTAATATCCTTTGCTTCCATGTTTAATATCTCCTTTCAACATCTTTATAAGCCAATGGGCAGGTGGCGATTATGCACACCCACCCATCAACAAAACAGTCATTGCTGGTGACTTCATATTTATTTGTTGCTATTAGCAACCAGTGATTTTATACACATTATCACCGTAAAGTACGGCAAATGTGTAAGCTTCAATAGTACGTACTTCCTCTGCAGCAGTTGCAAAGTTTTCTGTACGATCAAGTCTAAGTTCCTCACGTACGCAGTAAAGTAACTTATCCTTTGCTCTTACAAGAAGTGCTACTCCAGGAGTTACCCAAGCTGTGATAAGAACTGAAAGTCCTGCAACACCCTTAATATCACCAGTGTTAGGATCAAGAACGATACCAGGAGGTGTCTGTTCAAGAGTTGCAGGTAAGAGATCATCCTGCTGATCTGGATTGATAATAAGGTGAGTAAAGTGAACAGGTCTAGGAATGTTTGTTCCAGACTCCTTGAATAATGCACCTGCTTTCTTAGCATTTCTAATGTCTGCTAATGCAAGTGTACCAGAAGTTGCTGCTGCAATAGAATGTCCTGCACCTGCTTCAAGTGCTGCAAATGCAACCTTATTCTTTGTACGAGTGTGAGCCTTACCAAGTTCCTGTGTAGTATATCTCATAACATCAACCTGATCATCACGAATCATCTGATGTGTAAATCCTGCACGAACACCGTAATCCTCAGCTGAAATTGTCTGTGTACCAGTTCCAAGGCTTACGAAAGGAATCTCCTGTCCCTCAATAATCTTACCTACTACAAGACCCTTGTAAGTAGGGAATGGAATGTTATTTCTTGTAAGTTCGAATCTCTGGAAAATAGTTTCAAACTGTGAAGGCTCTTCATTAGCACCCTCAAGAAGCAATGGGTTTAATCCATATGCCATAAGGTCAGCAAAATCGGCTCTACCCTGCAACTCAGAGATTCTCATGTTTCCGAAATTAATATCTGCCATGATCTATATCCTCCTTATTAAATACTAAATTTGACGAAAACTTCTCCGCCATTAGATGCTGTGTTTAATGCAATACCAATTACCTTAGTAACTGTACCACCCTTAGTTGCTACTTTACCATCTGCAGCAGATTCTACCTGTGCACCTGCTGTGATCGAACCAGATGCAGTAAGGCTAAATAATCCCTCTGTTTCTACAGAAACTGGATCTCCCTCTTTAGCATCAAACATTGCAACACCAATAACTGCTGCACTTGCTGCACTTGCAGGTGCTACTTCCATATCGCCAGAAACAACAACAACCTGTCCCTTAGTGATATCTGCAGATGCCTTAAGCATCTTCTGCTGAAGATTTGTATTTGTATCAAACTCTGCAGGCATTGCACCGATCATATTACCTTCATTGATCTTATACTCTTTTGCCATGATCTATATCCTCCCTTTCTTATTTCTCTTCCTTAACACCAAACATGCTACGAACTGCTGACTTCATATCATTGTCATTAAGCTTCTGATGCTGTCTACCAACTGGAGTATTGTTCATGCCACCCATTTCACGAACGAATGCAATTTCGCTCTGAATAGATGCATCAATCTCTTCCTTGGTTTTACCAGATACTCTCTTCATGAATGTATCAACATGTTTCTCGTCAACCTGCTCTGTAATTTTCTGAACCTTATATGCATCAAGTTCAGCCTGAACCTTTGCATCCTCAAGTTCTGTAATCTTCTGCTCATAAGCATCGATCTTACCCTGTAATTCAGCAATCTTAACTGTCTCCTGCTTTCCACCAAGTGTTAACTGCATTTCAGTAACCTTGTTTGCTTCGACAATAGAAGATACTAATTCTGGGTTCTGTGCCTGCAATTCTGCAACAGTAATTCCTTTAATAATTGCATCATATCCAGTAGGATTGAATGCCTTGAACTCTGATACAGTTGCATTTTTGATAATATCCTGTGCGTTTACTTCAGACATTTCATTGTCTCCTTTCATATTAGAATTCATTTCTGCTACCACTGATATTGCTTTTGAAGTACCCATACCCTCTGTACTTGGATTTGCCCAATCTACCGATTGTAATTCTGTCATATGAATTACATCGAGGGTGTCAGTATTTCTGATAACATCTGCAGATCCATTGATTGAAAC